CAACGACTTCGCGACGCGCCCAGAAGGCACCGTCGGGGAGATCCGCAGGAAACTTGCCGCCCTCGTAGCGGACCCATCGCGGACCCCAACTGTTGAGGATGCAGGCGAGATCGGCGGGAGCGCCGTTCTTCTTGTGGACGATTCCGCAGATCATCATCTGGTGGTGCCACGTCCCGCTGGCCTCAGCGATGCCCTTGTTGGCGACCGACGCAAAGCCCTGCGAACTGGCGACCGTGCAGGGATAGCCTGACTCCAAGGCGGCGGCGAGCTCGTCCCACGTCTCGACCTTCACGACGTGCTTACAGGGATGCTTCTTTGCCAGCCGGTCGAGCCGGTAGTTGTCGCCCTGGCCGCCAGCCCCGTACGCGCCTTCGGTCTTCTCGCGGTTGGCGTTGTAGGTCGTGTAGTCGAAGATGCCCTCGTAGGGCTTGCGGTAGACCACACCCCAATCGCGAAGCCAGCGGGCGGCAGCCGCGCCAAACGACCCATCGCTCCACCCGCCGACAGGCTGCGAGCCGTCGTAGCCTTCGGGGTTGCTGCGACGGGCTTCGACGCGCGAACCGCCGTACAGCGGCTCGGTGGCCGGGATCATCGGGGGCTCGGCCAGTTCGCCGATTTCCCACGACACGCTTTCGGCGCAATAGACGGCGTGCATGGCACCCCACGCGACGCACGATCCGATCAACTGCTTGCCGACCACGAAGTCTGTGCCGTAGCGGGCGCGGTGGGCCTTGAACATCGCCCTGTAGAGAAACGTGTCGACGCCTTTGGCTTTCGCCATCGCGTCGGCCCCTGCCTGCCGAAACATCGGCTGCGGCAGTTCCGCCATGAACCGGGCGACGCCTTCTGGATTCGGGACATAGCCGAAGTTGTCGTCGCCCCAGACGCCAGGCGGACCATCGCTGCGCCACGATTCAATGGCGACGGCGAGCCCGAGCCCTAAGAGCAGGGCGGCAGCAAAGATTTGCCAGCGGGCCTTCGCAGACGAGCTCATCGGGCGGCAGCCTCCGCAGCGCGAGCGACCTCGCGGTAGGCCGCGACCCACTTGGCCCGCTGCTCTGGCGTGAGCGGCCCGCCCGATGTGCCGGCGGCAGCGTTTAAGAACTGCTCAATCGCCTCCCTCGCTCGCGGATGCTTCTCGCCCAGGCTCTCGCCCTTGCAAAGCAGGAGCCGCGTGCGGACTCGCAACTCGTCAAACGCCACGCCGGTTTTAATGAGCGGCTCTGGCTGCGTCCCGTCCCACTCGACTTCGTTGGCGATCTCGCCGCAGAGGGCCGCCGTTGTGGCTGCGTCTGAGGCTGCGTCGGGGCCGACAAACGTGCCACGGAGATCGAGCTTCGTTGGCGAAGGCGTCGGCTGCGGCTGCGGGGCCGCTGGCGAACGCAAGGCATAAGACGCCATCGCTGCCGCCCCGAGCAGGATTGCCGCGTAGTGGCGACGGTCGAGATTGGAGAGGTCGATCTCGGGGGCGTGCTCGCGAATCCAGGGCCACGCCAACACAACGGCAGCGGCAACGAGCAGCAGGGCAGTAATCACGGGGCAGCCTTTCGGACAAGGGGCAATAGCGATTCGATGGCACCGCTGGCGACCAAGAGCAGCAATTGGCGAGCGGCCGGTTTCAGGATGATCCAGACGGGCCACGCGAGCGCGGGGATCGCCTTGTCCGCGAGCGTGTCGAACAACAGCCCCACGGCGTTGAGCACGAACTGCTTTCGCTCGGCACCGTCGACGGGGATCGCGTCGGCCGCTTCAATCGCCACCCGCATGAGGGCGACGGCGAGCTCGCCAAACTCGGAGACCGTGATCCCGCCAGCGGCCTTGACCTTCGCCGTAGCGACGAACGCTCTGACCTTCTCGGCGAGCGACACGAGGTCGTAGGCGGCCTGGAGCGGAGCGGATGAGATCATTTGACGAGCCCCATGAGGATTGCCCGGCGGGCGGAATCGAGAGAGCAGCCGAGGCGGAACGCGACCAGTTGCACATGCGAGGCTGTCAGCGGCGCTGGCCGCTTGCTCGTGACCTTGCCCCAATACTCCTGGCTCTTCGTGTAGTTCTTGGCGAGCGACACAACCTCACCTGCGGCCGCGATTGGTTCGCGCCCGTCAGGTCCGCCTCGACGCCAGTGAGCCGCAGCGATCACGTCAGCCTCCGACCCTTCAAGGTGGCCGAAAACCGGGCGCGACCGTAGGGGCTATGGCAGCGTCTCGCACTCAGCCAGGCAGGCGGCGTAGCCAGCCAAGTCGATCGGCGTGTCGGTGGTTTTGCTCGGCCCCATGTGGCGGGCAACCTTGTCGAGCGTCATCACGACAGCCCAGTCGGCGGGGGTCAGCGGACGCTTGAGCACGTCGGCGAAGGCGGCGTTGATCATGCCCACCGTGCGGGCGAAATGGTGGAGCGGGCCGCCGTATTTCGGGCGACGGTCGCGGATCACTTCGATCGCGTCTCTCAGCAACCGCTCGGCGGGCGTCTCGTCTTGGTCAGCCAAGAGCCCGTCTCCCGCATGACGTATGTCAACCGGCCGCTCTTTCTCACCCTTCAATTCACGCTCGCCCTGGAGGATCCAGTCCACCGGGATCGACGGCACGTCGGCGTCAGCTATCTCGGTCGGCGACTCCTGCTCGGTCGTGTCGAAGCACCGGGCAGCGGCCTCCTGCGCGGGGCGACAACCGGCGAGCGACGCAGCCATCGGGGAGTAGCCACGCTTCTTCGGATCGTCCTCTGGCGTCGCGTCCATGCGAGCGGCGACGGCTTCGCGGAGGGCTCTGTTCTCAACTTCGAGTTGGTCAAACGCTGCGGTCATATCTTTCCTTTCCTTGAGCATTCTAAGAACGTCTGCGGCAAGAGAGCCCGATGTGCCGAAGTAAGCACCGGAGAACCGACGAGCGCGGTACTCTGCCTCTCGGAGATAATCTGCGGAGAGCGTCAAGCCTTCGCCCTCGGTGACGCAACGTGCATCGAGCAGAGCCCGCCGTCTGGCTCGTAGATGAATGTCTCGCACGCCTGACGAGAGCCGATGAATCCGTTGACGCTGTGCCAATCGTCGGGCGGGCAGAGAGCCGGAGCCGTTCGCACGATCACGCCGTCGAGCGTCTCAATCGGCCGCTGCCACTCCGCAGCCTGCGAGTGGAAATGTCCCGTGTGCCATTCCCGATATGGGCATTTCGCCCAGTGCTGCGAGGCTTCGAGGGCCATGATCTGCGGGAGCTTTTTCTTTGCCCGGTGGCCGTGAGCGAACCCAAGGAGGTTCCGCCCGTGGGTGAGGTACTGCCGCCCGGTGAAGTCCTCTTTGACTCGCACCGACTTCGACCCGCGAAAACGCTCCGAGAGGATCCTCTGAAACGTCCAGGTCAACACCTCGTCGTGGTTGCCGTTGACAATCACGACATCGGTAGGGACCGACTGCGACGAACGCTCGACGATGCGGAGCAGCGTGTCGCAGCCGACCGCGATCATCTTCTGGAGCCGGCCGTCGCGCTCTAGCGGCGTGCCGCTCGTCGTGCTGCCGTCTGGCCGGTCGTAGTGGAATAGGTCGCCGAGAAAGGCGATCGTGCGTCGAGTGGGCTTGTGGGAATCTCCCACCGCTACGAGCTCGTCGCCTGCCTGCCCGACAAGCCGCTCGGCCAGGTCGAGATCATAGTCGTCGCCTCCGGTCGTTCGCCCCCAGGCGTATTTTCCGAAATGACAATCCGCGACGACGAGCACTTGCCAGAGACCGTCCCGCTTCGGCTGGCGATATACCTTTTTTGGTATACGCCGAATCTCCTTCTTCGCCGCCTCGATCATCGACGCCACGCATTCAAGCGTCGTCGGCCCGCCCCGTGGCTTGAGCCTCACCCAGACGCGATGCAATTCCGTCACCGTCGCCGTGCCGTCTGCGTCGCTGGTCGCTACCTCCCACTTGGTTGCTTCAGATGCAGCCACTTCAAAACGCTGCAAGTCGGCCTCGATGTGGGCGAGCAGATCCTCCACCGTGCGAATGCGTGCCGATACGCTGCGGGCTTCGAGCGTGTCGCCGTCGCGAGTCTGCGTGACCTGCTCGGCCTTCTCAGGTGGACGGCCGGCAGCCAGTGCGGCTTTCTCGGCGATCGCCTGGGCTATTTTCGCTTTAGCCAATTCTCGATTCCTTGGCGGCCCACGGTGGCAATCTCACGCTCGGCCAACTCGGCAGACAGCAACTCGGCGAACCGGCTTATTGGCATCCGGCCGCGCTTGTCGATGATCTCGCCACGCAGGAAACTCGTCTTCGCTTCGTTGAGCTCTGCCTGGACGGCGGCTGGCAGCTTGTCAAACCAAGTCTGGTTCTTGCGGCAGGAGTCGATTGCCCGCTCTTTGAGCGACGCCAGTATTCCGCTCTTCCCCTTCGCCATCAGTCCTCCTCGTCGTCACGGTGGCGGAATCCCTCGGCGTCGAGCACGCCCGAAAGCGTCTCCGAAAACTCAACAACCGCATCTTCAGACAGGTCAGGCCAGCGGGCGTGAATGAGCTCGTGAATGAGCGTATCTAAGAGGTCAACGCCTCGGAGCCGGGCGTCGATGCGGATGCGATGGAGCGTGTAGTTGCAATCGCCGTCGATGCCGCGAAGCTGCGAACGCTCGATCTTCCATCGCTGGTCGCCGACGTAGACGGTGCGGCGTTGGCGCTTCCTGCGGGGCATAAGGCCAGCGTAGAGCGAGGGTCAACGGGTAGGCAGGGCGTCAGGCGTCAGGGAACGCAGCCGTTGGCGGCGTGAAGTTCGCGGTATAGCGCGCCGCACCCGTGCCGCTCGTGATGCGGAACTCGTCGATATGCCCGCTGTAATTCTGACTACCAAACCCAGCCAGGCTGCCGATTGTCAGCGCGCTCGGCTGTGGGAATGAAAAACTTTGCGTA